TGGAAACAACCTTAGAAGATATGCTGGTCAAATTGCTCACGATAGTGTAATGCAGTTTCACGGACAGTTTACTATAGCAAAAGCAAAAGAAAGTGGACTAACACATTACACTTATACTGGAACATTAGTAAGGGATAGCCGAGACTGGTGCAGAGGTATATTAGGTAAAACTTACACAGAAAAAGAAATTAGAAATTTATGGAACACTAGGTCTTGGAATGGTAAATCTAATGGAGACCCATTTATTGTCAGAGGTGGATATAGATGCAGACATACTTGGATTCCAACAGACCCAAGCTGGAATATTGATTAATAGTTTAATTTGTGTTTTTGAAAAAATTTTGATATAAATAAATTACAACTGGAGAAAACTATGGCAAATGAAATGGAACAAGAACAAGTAGAACAAACTACGCAAGTAAATGAAGAAACACAAACACCTGAAGTAGAAGAAAAACCGAAGGCAAGAACATTTAGTCAAGAAGAACTGAATGATATAGTAGAAAGAAGATTGCATAAGGAACGATTGGCTATTAATAAAAAAATAGGAGTTGATGATTTGGATTCAGCAATAAACATAGTAAAAGCACAAAAAGAAACGGAAGAAAAACAAAGAATCCAGAAGGGTGAATTTGAAGAAATACTTAAAAACAAAACCCAAGAATGGAGCAAAGAAAAAACTAATTTAGAAACACAGTTAAGAGATATAAAGATAAATAAGTCTTTATTATCTTCAGCATCAAAGAACAGAGCAATCAATCCAGACCAAGTTGTAGAATTATTAAATAAGAACATTAAATTAAATGAATCTGGCAATGTAGAAATCCTAGACAAAAACGGATTAGCAAGATATAACAGTAATGGGGAACTTTTGACTACTGACGAATTAGTGCAAGAGTTTTTAACACAGAACCCTCACTTTGTAACTGCTACCCCATCAGGTAGTGGTTCGGTGTCAAATGTGGATAGAGGGGAACTCAATACCTCTTTTAAAATTGAGGATTTAGATATGAATAATCCAAAGGATAGAGAGAAGTATGCCAAGTGGCGCAAAGGAAAAAACTCTCAACCCAGAGTGATAAATTCATAATTTTTAATTTTTTTATTTTTTAGGAGTTATAAATGGCAAATGAAACCACATCTAGTACTATATCAGAACTCTATACTGAGATAGTAGCAGAAGCATTATTTGTTGCTAATGAGCAATCAGTAATGAGAAACTTAGTTAAAAACTACACAATCGCTGGTGGAGGTAAATCAGTTGAAGTTCCTATTTATGGAACAGTATCAGCTTCAGCAGTTAGTGAAGCATCTGACTTATCAAACACAGCAGTAAACCCAACATCTGTAACTATTACAGCTTCAGAGGTTGGAATTATGACAACACTTACTGATTTAGCAAGAAATTCAGCATCAAGAAATGTTGCTCAAGACATTGGTAAATTATTTGGGGAAGCTATTGCAAAGAAGATAGATACAGATTTAACAGCTTTATTTGATGGCTTTTCTACTAGCATAGGTGGTGCTGGAACTGAATTAACTATAGACAATATATTTAAAGCAGTTGCAACATTAAGACAAGCAAATGTACCAATGCCGTATTATGGAGTATTCAATCCAAAAGTTATTTACAATGTAAAGAAATCATTAACAAATACTTTTGTTAATCCTAATGGTGGAGACTTACAGAACGAAGCTATGAGAACTGGCTTTATCGGAACTATTGCTGGAGTACAAATTTTTGAATCATCTAATGTAGATGGAACTACTGACACAGATAACTGTAAAGGTGGTATCTTTTCTCAAGATGCTTTAGGTTTAGCAATGATGCAAGACCTTAAACTAGAAACTCAAAGAGATGCGTCTTTAAGAGCAGATGAGATTGTAGCGACAGCAGTTTACGGAGTAGGTGAACTACACGACAGCTATGGAATAGAAATGCTTAATGAATCTGTTATTAACTAAAATTAAGAAGGGGGGTAAAACCCCCTTACTTTATTAGGAGTTTAGAATGAATACAGTAAAATTAGAAAAAGATGGAAAGATAATTGAAAGAAGTAAAGTTGATTTTGAAAAAAACGAGGGAAACTGGAAAATAAGAGGTTGGAGTTTATACGAAGGAAAACCTAAAGCAGAACCTAAACCAGTAGAAGAACCAAAAAAAGCTAAACCCAAAAAGAAGGGTAAATAATGGCAACCACAGAATTTGCTGTAGCAAACAGTAATTTGCAAAAAATACAGCCTGATATTTTAGGTTTTGGTATTACAGACTTTGGCGACCAGTTACAATTTGCTGAGAATGATGTACTAAGAAGGATTCGTGAGGAATGGTGGGAAAGATACAGACACCAAGTAAGATATAAAGATATTACTAAAGTAACAACTGTTGAAATCACAAATAGTAAGCTTACAAATGCTCAATGGACACAATCAGTAGTGTATCTGGCTTTATGGAAATATATTTACCCAATACTTACAAAATGGAGAGACCCTGATACTGGAGAAGGAAAAGATGCGTTTCAAGTGCAAATAGACTTCTACCGAGATAGGTATGAGGAGGAATTTCAAGCTATATTAAGAGATGGTGTAGAATATGATGAGGATAGTTCTGGAGCAGTAAGTGATTCAGAAAAAGAGCCTATCCATCATTTAAGGCTAGTCAGGTAATGGAAGTAAAAGTAGAAGTTAATACTGTTAATGTTGTAAAAGAACTAAAAAGAATGTCTGCAAAACAAAAAGCATCTGTTACAAAAGCACTTAACAAAGTTTCTAATATGGCAATATTTATGATTGATAAAAGAACTAAAAAAGGACTATTGCCAGATGGGGGTAAAATGATACCTTATGCAAAATCTACAGTAAAAAGAAGAAAGAAAAAAGGTAGGCAGACTGGTTTTGTGGATTTAGAAGATTCTGGACAAATGTTTAGAAGTTTAACTTATGACATCAAAGGATTAAAAAGTTCTTTATTTTTTAGAGGTCAAGACCAAAATAAAAAAGCATCATATCACGATTTTTTTGGAGTTGGCAAAAAGAAAACAATAAGACCATTTTTTTCTATTGGAAACAAAGAAGAAGATAAGATAAGACAAGAGTTTACAAAAACCTATTTTAAAGCAATGAAGATATGAGTAAAAGAGAAAACATAGCTGGTGATATAATTACAAAGCTTGATGCAGTTACCAGTCCTATTGAGTTTAAAAAAATTACAAGAGAGCCATTTGAGGTAGAAGAATTATCAGATGCTCAATTTCCAGCTTTATTTGTTCAGTCAGGAGACGAAACTAGAGAAGTCTCTAGTATTGGTGATACTGGCGCTGGTAGTTACAGAGGTTCTATTGATTTTTTAATTGTAGCTTTTGGTAAAGGTACAGACAGCAACATAGACACAGTAAGAAACCAATTAATAGAAGTAGTTGAAGAAACATTAGATAGTGATATAACTAGAAATGGAAATGCTTTAGACACGCAGATAGTTGAAGCATCATCAGATGAGGGAACTATATATCCTTATGGTGGTGTTAGAATAACTGCAAGAGTAATTTATGAATTTACAAGAGGGAGCGCATAATGGCAAAACAAGTAACTATGAAAAAAGGTGCAGACAGTATTAAATGTTCCGAAGATTTTATAGAACATTTTGAGAAAGCTGGATATACTTTAGAAGGCAAAAAAAAAGTTATCCAAAAAAGTGAAAAAGTGGTAAAACAAGAAGATAATAAAAAATAGCCAATATTCAATAAAGGAGGTTTAAATGGCAACACATCACGGAAAAGAAGGAGTTGTAACCATAGGAGGAACAACACTAGGAAATGCTACTGGATTCACAGTAGACACAACACACGATACAGTAGAAACTACTGCATTAGGTGATTCAATGAAGTCATTTTTAGTTGGTAGAGGAACTTACACAGCAAGTATAGATATGAACTTTGATGAAACTGATACTGGTCAAACAACTATGGTTCAAGGTGCAGAGTTAACATTTGCATTTTTACCAGAAGGAAATGAATCAGGCGACAGAAAATTCTCTGGAACTGGTATTGTAACTGGAATGTCAGTAGGGGTTACTCTTGATGGTGTAACTACTAGAACTGTATCAATTCAGGGAACTGGTGGTTTGACAATCGGTACTGTGTAAATAGTATATGACTGACAATAAAGTTGATTATTTTGATGGTATCAGAGACCATTTTAGTGCATTAGACACTAAAGTGATTGAAGTTCCAGAATGGGGATTAGTAGGCGATAAAGCTATACATTGTAAACCATTTAATATGATGGAAAAGCAAAAGATTTTTAAAGGTGCTAGTAATACGGATTTATTAGTCTTAATAGATGTTATTATAGAAAAAGCACTTACCAAAGATGGAAAAAAAATGTTTACTGCTCAAGA